GGCGCCGATTTGCAGGCTTTGATCAGTGGCGAATTGGTATCCACCCTGCTCTGCCTGCATCAGCCTTCCTTCCGTGTCATTGACCCAGCGCCGGACGTATCCGGGCCTGGTTGGAACCGACAACTTGGCGCGTGCCACGCCCAACGGAACGCGGGTTTGCCTGCCCGCCTCTTCTCTGCTTGCTCGCCTTGCCTCAGATTCTTCGCGTGTGGGGCGTCCCATGGTCATTCCTCAAAAAAGTGCTTCACGTACTCAGCCTTGAACTTGGCCATCTCTTCCGGCTTCCCGGAGTAGCCGTTCTTTGCCATGCGCTCGCAGGCTGCACGGGCTTCGGCCGGCATGTCAGCGAAGGTCTTGCCGCCGCTCTTACGCGGGCCAGCGCCACCCTCGACACTCGGGGCGGCGTTGCGACGTGGGTTCTCGAACTTCTCCGGATAGCGACGCTTCACCTCTTTCGTCACCATCTCCAGAAGGTCAACGCCGGTCGCCTTCTCGCCCTTCTTGATCAGGGACTTTGCGATGGCCTCGCCAACGAGCTGCATTTCCTCGTCTTCCGCCCACTTGTTGCGGGACAGCCACTCTTGGAAGACGGGGTCATCGTCGTTCTGCTTCTGCTGCGCGGGCTGGGCTTTGGTCTCCAAGTCCTTTTTCAGCTTGTCGATCTCACCATCCACACGGTCAAAGGCAGCGCCGTCGCCGTCTTTGATGGCTTGTGCGCGCTGCTCTCGCAAATCCTGCAGCGCCTTGGCGTAGGCGCGTTGTTCGGTCTTGGAGTGGTACTCGGCCAACTCCTTCATTCCCGCCTTCAGGTCAGCAATCTCGCGCTCCTGGCGCTTGGATTGAGCCCTCAGCAGGGGGAGCATGTTCTCGCCACGCTCCACAAATTCATCTGCGGGGCGCCACTTGGCAGGGTCCCCCTTGAATTGGTCCTTTGGGGTCCAACCCATCTTCTCGGCCTTGGCGATGATCTCTGCCGAGACTTCCGGCTCACCGGATTCGACTGGATCTCCGCTCTTGATCTCCTCTTCGGCGTTACCGCCGCCGCCGTCTTGGCCTTCTTCGGCCTCCTTGCGGTACACAAACTGCCTGTTGAACATGCTCATTCCTTTGGGCAAACAAAAAGCGCCTCTAGGGCGCCCTATTCCTGGGGCGGGCTACCGCTATTTGGTGACTGGAGGTCAGCCCTTGCGGATGGCGGCGGCGCAGCGCCTTTCGTGCTTGGCGTAAACGGCGAATCGCTCGTCGCTCTCGTCGGCGGCGTTTTCCTCATGCTCGGCAGCGCGGGCTTCGCAGACTTGAGCACACCGCTCACGCTCGGCCGAGATCGCGGCAACGGCATCTTCGTATCTCACGTAATCGCCTTGCTCGTACTCGTCCATCTCCGCAGGCTGGTCAAGGAGGCGGTATCGCTTCATTGCGCATCCACCACGATTGCAGCGCAATCCTTGTCGTTGGCTAGGCGGTACTCCTTGCCGTCCTTGCCCTTGATGACGTAGCCCGCGTACTTGGCGTACCAGATGACATCACCTGGCATCGGGATGCGGCCCTTCCAGTCATCGAAGGCATTGCCACCCACAGCGATCAGCCGGCCCTTGACCTGGGCCATCGCTTCGCGCTCCGTGGTCTTTTCGACCATGACGATTCCAACCGCTTTGGCGCTCTTGATGCGCTCGTCGGTTTCCTCGATGTCTTCGGGCTGAATCAGGATCTTGTATTCAACCGGCATCAGGCCGGACGTGTTCAGGCTCATGGTCTTTCTCTTCCTTTGGTAGCTGCCTATAGAACTCTTGGATGAAATCGTCATCCAGCTTGGTCAGGTCCTCCGCCAACTGGCATCGCCCCATCGCAAGCAATTCCTCTTTGTCTTGCAACCCGCCAACAGCCCACTTCTCCATCAGGCTTTGGCGGTAGTCACGCAAAAACTTCATGTAGAGCACCGTCCGAGGGTCATCCCTCCACTCGGCGTATTGCTCTGCGTTCATTCAGCCGATTCCTGCGGCTTTTGACTGGCTCGCACATTCTCAAGCGCATCGCTCTCGGCCCGTGCGATCTCGGCTTCCTTATTCGCCGCTTGCTCGTTCAGTTCCGCCGCAAGCACTTCCGCCTGTAGTTCGGCACGCTCGGCCTCGATTTCGATGTTTTGCACGGCCATTTGCTCTTTCAGCGCCAGTTCACGCTGTGCAGCCGCGAGCTTGTCCAGTTCGGCTTGGATGGCCTGCTCTGCCGCCTCGATCTCCTGAGCCTTGGCCGCCAGCGCCTGTTCGGCCTGCTGGATTTCCTGCTGCAAAGCCTGCTCGCGCTGCTGCATTTCCGCCTGCGCTTGCTGGATCTGTTCTCCGATGGCCTGCTCTTGCTGCGTCAGATCTTGCCCCTTCTGCTCGATCTCCTGCATGGCCTTCTGAGCCTGCGCCGGGTCCATTGGGGGAGGGGGGTTCTCGGACGTGTCCAGCAGGGTATCGATGTCCTGCACCTTCAGCGCCTGCAGCCGCTTGACCCGCAACTCACGCTGATTGATGAACGGGTCGCCCACGAACTGCATCAGCGCTTCCGAGCGGGTCAGCTCCTGCGCATCGGACACCAAAGTAGGATCGCTCACAGGAGCAACGTCCGTGTCATCCCCTTGGTAGTCCTCAAGGTAGATCGGTTCGACCTTGTCCTGGAAGCGGTAGTAGTCCTCTTCCTGCAGGTACAGCTTATTCAGCCGATAGAGCTTCTTGAACTCCTGCTTCAGGGACCGATGGACCCGCTTGTAGATGGCGCTGAAGACCTTTTGCCCCTGCTCGATCAGAGCCAGCGTGGTCGTCGCCGTCTGGTTGATCTGCTGGTCCCCGGTCAGGATGTCCTTGACCGACGAAATGTCCTTGCCCGCCTCGATCAGCATCCCTAGCAGCTCAAACAGCACCGTGCTGGGGCCGGGGAACTGCATGTGGTAGATGTTGTCAGCGATCTTCTGGCCTGAGTTGTCCACAGGCTTGAACTCGCCAGGCACGAATCTAGCAGCGCCGCCCTTCATCTTCAGGCCGCTACCAAGGAACCCACCACCCGTGTTCGCCAGCGTGCCAGCGTCCAGCAGCTGGTTCAGGACCGTGTTGACGGTCTCGTTGATCGGGTTAAGCAGCAGACCCAGGCCAACGTCATAGCTCCCCCCATCAGGGTTCGGCATGAACGGGAACTTGGTGAAATACTCAACCGGCTCAATCTTGGCGATCTCGCCCTTGGAATTGAGCAGGATGCCCTCTTCATCGAAGCGAGCCACGATGCGCGCGACCTCGGAAGAGTCCTTCTTGACCGTGACGATGTAGGGCTCTTTGTAGCCGTCCTGGTCAAGGTCGTACCAGCAATGCTGCTCAAGGAACTCGTAGGCCCCGTCCTCGTCGTTGTCCTGGCCTTCGGGAAGTCCTAAAGCAATCTCCGACCAGATCCCGCCGCGCTGCTTCTCGATGATCTCGTTCTTGAACGGGAACAGTTCTTGCGTGATCCGGCGAAGCTTGTTGAACGGCGTCTGGTGGTTGTAGACCACGTACTTGGCAGGAACCAGGTCAGAGCGGTTCTGACCCATCATCGAGTCAAAGTAAGTCTTGCGGAACGCACAGCCCACGATTGACATCTGCATCAGCAGCTTGTCCTCTTCCTCGTCCCAGTCTGGGATCTCCTCCAGCACCTGATATGACATGTGCCGGCCGATGCGCTCGGCTCGTTGCTTTTTCAGTCCATCCTGGTCAGGACCGAGCACTTCGCCCTTGACCACATCCGCTCCACGAACAATGGCGGGATAGGCCCGAGCGCTGAACTGGATGGCGGCAGTCGTGATCAGCGGATACTTGACGTTAGCCGCCTTGGGCCACGGCCACGACTTCTCTTTCGTAACCTGCATCGCCAAGTCCATGGCGGTCTGCATCTGCTTTTCCCACTCCGCACGGCTGGTCTTGTCGATGTCGTAGCCGCGCGTGACCTCAAGACCGATCTTGCTGACAACCTCTGCGTCCAGCATGGGAACGAGGTTGTCCACACCGATGAACGAGCGCAGGACTTCGGCCGGATGCTGGGTTTCGGGCGTGGCTTCGCCCTCAACCACCTCATCCGGGTCGGCCATCTGCTCAACAGCCATCAGTAGCCACCCACTGAGGAACGGCCGGTGTGGTTTTGCTCGTAGTCATCGTCGTCCCATGTTTCGTTATCCAGCCTGCTGGCAACCACCGCCAAGTAGCGGAAGGCGTCGGATGGATGGCTGTTCTCGTCGTGCAGCGGAGCGCCGAAAGCCCCCGTCACCGTGTTCTGCTGGCGCTTGTAGCGCTTGAGCGCCTTGGTTAGGGGCGCCGTCTTTTCCTTGTCGAAGTAGCAGCGCGGGAACAGCATCCGTGCGGCGTGGATGCCCTGCTCTACTTCCATGTTCGGGACGATCTGCACCTGGAAACCAAGACCCGAGAGGACTTCCTGCGGGCTCTTGCCGGTCTGCAGATTCTTAGCCGCTCCGTCATGAGGCAGCCAGAGCGTCCCGAGGTTGTACTTTCGCTCCCGGATCTCCTGCGCGTAGTCAGCCAAGGTCCGGTGATCGCCCTCTATGTAGTCCACCAAGGCCATTTCAGACCCAGACCGCTGCGCACCGATGATGGCCGTGCTGTCGTTCCAGCCCAAGTCCCAGATCCAATGCACCTTGAGCATCGGGTCATAGGGGACATTGCGAATCCGCTTGCTAGAAACTACCGCCTCGATCTCGCCCGCGTAGATCGCGCCTTCAACCGCAGGCCGGCACTTACCTTCCCAGACTGTCCGGTAGCCCACCGGATCGCGCTTGAGCATCTTCAGACGCTCTGCTTCCAGTTCTGCCGGGAACCACGGGTTGTCTGTGTAGTTCACCTCACAGGCCCACACGTCCGGGTCGTCCGCGCCATCAGTCACGAAACGCTTGTAGGTTTCGTCATCCTCCAGCTCCGGGTTGAAGCTGATCCAGATTTCAGAGCCTGGCTTGCGGATCGTGGGGATCAGCACATCCCAGGACTTGCGCGTGACTACCTGGGCCTCTTCCACCCAGCAGATATCCACAGCCTCAAACGACTTCATGTTGGACACGCCTTGCTGGCGAATCCCGACGAAAGCGAAGTCGCTGCCGTTCTTGCCCAGGATCTTCGTTTCCTGAATGTCGAACAGGCTATCCAGGCCAAGAAGCCCTATCTGATCCTTCAGTAGCCGGTGAACCGACTCCCCGATGGATTTCTGAGTCTCCCGAGCACAAAGCACCCGGATAGGCCCTTGCGCCGCCCTCAGGATCAGCGCCCTGGCAATCGTCCAAGACTTCGCAGACCCCCGCCCACCATGAAGGACCCGGTAGCGCCTGCGCTCTGTGATCAGCGGAAGGAGCTTTTCGGGAAGCTCAACGTCCACTTGGAACGCCGATAATGTTCAGGGTAACGGAATGCTCTACCGGGCCGCCGCCTTCGCCAACATGCTCCATTCGCGCCTGTTTCGGGGCGGCGAACTCTGCCAGCTTCGCCAGCAGGTCCAGCGCCTTTTCCGGAGCCGGCTTCACGTCCCCATGCCCCTCCGCCACCTGAGCGAGCCAAATACCGACGTTTTCGCTGTTGGCCTCCAGAAGGAGTTTGACCGTCTCCCGGAACTCGCGCGTTACCTTGTTCGGCGTGCCTGGCGGCCTGCCGGGGCCTCTTTTCTGGCCCTTTTTAAATTTTGTGTCTGACACTTCGCATCCCTTTGCGGCAAAGTGAACCTCGATGGAACTGGATCAGATCCCAGTCCCCCGTTGAACGTAGACCGTGGCCGTGCCGCCCGAAGCGCAGATAGCCCCTACCGAACGGTGGTCAGTGTCGATGGCGAACGACTCAATGGCACCCGCAGGAATGGGGCAGCTCTCGTCAACAACCGCCGTAGTCGTCGCCGCCTTGGATGTCTTGACGAATGCCGTACTAGGGCCAGTGTTGTACACACGGATGGTGCTGCCGCTGGGCAGAAGCGAAAGGGTGTCGCTGTCGTTGCTAGCCGTAGGCGTCAGCTTGACTACGGCTGCATTCAGGGGAAACGGGGGGGTCATCTTCTTTCCTTATGCAGCAGGCAGCAGCCAGACTTCGTAGTTCTCTAGAGTGATCGTCTCGGTGCCGTTGGCGAGCTGAGCAGAGAACACCAAATCCTGAGCAACGGCGGTGTTGACCGTCCCAGTCGTCACTGCGACAGTTGTCGTTCCAGTGGAAAGCCCCGTGGCGGCTCCAGTGCTCGCAACCTGGGCGCTTGCGGAGTTCCTGTTGCGAATCCTGCGGATGTCGCTGAAGGTCGCCGTGGTGGTGATCGTTGGCCCCACGAACGCAGTTCCAGCAATCCCACCGAGCCTGACTCGGGGCGTCTTGTTGTTGCCGCTGTTGGTCGTGGTCCAAGTGCTGTAGATCAGCAAACCACCGTTCAGGCCCATTGCCCCAGCAGGAATGCTGACTGTCGCCAAGGCGGTTTCGTCGGTATTCCCGGTGTGGCTCATTCCAGTTGCAGCCGAAGCGGCAAGGAGCCTGGCTACTCCTACAGGGACTGCTGCTCTCAGCATCTGGACTCCAAATGAAAAAAGCCGCCCTTGTTACGGGGCGGCTGTGAAGTGCCGTGGCACTGCTGAAGGATTGGGGGTCTCTTTGTCTTAGGTTCCCCTCAGGACTTACCTTTCCCTCTATTCGGGATGCCTGGGGAGATGTATTCGTGGACTGTTAGAGAGCCCCCAAGAGGGGCGGCGGGCGGCCGGGATCTCCCAACCCTGAACCCGCCAGAAAGCGAAAAGGCCCGCACTTGGCGAGCCCTTGAGTGTGCGGAGTGAGAAATCCACTCCTACCGTATTCCTCTGTTTATATTCCAACTCGTCAGTACGCGTCTACTACCGTTCGTCGGATTAGTGCAGCGCGGCCACCTTTCATGTCTTCCATCGTCTCCGCGATCTTGGCGTGCCCCCTGTGCAGCCTGTCGTAGTAGCGGGAGTCGTTGAATGGGAAGCCTGCCGCCTTAAACGCGGGAACGCACCACGGCCGGTAGTACATCATCATCGCGGCCCACCAGTGTTCGGCAGTGACGCGAAGCTGGTTCATGGCGCTCTCAACGTCCCGGAAGTCTCGGGCTGCGTAGCCTGTGGGATCGATGGAGCTGGCTGGCGAGGACTTCAGGCCGCGCATCCAACTTGATCCAGAGGCGTACCCCAGTCCACCCGTTTGGCTCCGAAGGTCATGGAGCGCCCACTGATTCAGCAGACTCACCAACCAACCAGGCTCAATCTGAATCCGCTTACCCATAACGTCGCTCCTTCGTTTTCGTTGTCAGCCGCACAAACCTATCTTTTTGAACGCT